GTAGACCTCCACCTCGAAGAGGGTCTCATAGCCTGCGATACCGTCCTTGGTACGCACCGGGGATTCTTCCGGAGTGCTGTAGGTTGCAAAAGGAGCCACCGTCTCGGCATCCACTGCACCGCACTGGATTTTTCCCTCCAGCTCCGGAGCTGCGGTCTGGATCACCTCGATAAGGGCTGTCTTGAAATCGCTCACTTTTTGACAGGTTTAAAGTTCTTACTGACAAACTTCTCTACGGATTCGGCCAGAGAGTCTCCAAAGCCATCGACCACCGTCTGGTAGTTCTCTTGGTAGGATTCCTCGATGTAGGGCCGGGGCTTGAGCCCCTTGACGTGCCGGGCAAATACCTTGTCGCCATTCGGAAGGGTGAACACCAGAACTCCGCCTTTCTTCTTTGGGTATCGCGGGTCGCGGGTTCCCTCATGCACGAACTTACCGTAGTATTCGTTGACGGCCTTTTTCTTCTTGCTGCGGGAGAAAACGTGCTTCACCGCTACATCCACCTCGGTCTTGGGAGCCTGCCTATCCCGGTAGGAGACCACCTTCAGCTGCTTTTTGAGCTGGCCGGATTTCACCGGGACACGGCTCTGGGCTCCCTTGACAAATGGCTTCGAGGACTTCTTCAGTGCCGAGCGAAGCATCTGCTTCTGCATCCGATTCGGCATCTCATCGAGGATCTCCTTGGCCTCCTGGTATCCTTCAACCTTGATTTTCAGCATGGCCGGAGAGGATTGCTTGGAGGTCTTTCGCGTCCGTCTTGACGGTGCGGATGTGGAGTCTGTGATGCCGTCCCTCTTCCTGTGTGCCGATGATCCTCCGCCAGTCGTCTCCGTCCTTGATGAGCATGCCCGGTTCGATATGGCTGCGCCAGCGAATGGTGTACACCACCTCGTTTTCATGCACGATGCGGGCGGCATACATGTTCTCCCGGCCCCCGGCCTCGGTGCGCTGGGCATAGGCCTCGGCCACGAAGTCGATGCGCTTTGTCCGGTCGTTGTACTCGTCCCGGATCTCAAGGAAGCAGTGAATCTCGATGTGGTGGTCAAACATTGCTGTCGGGTTTATATCTTACCTTTCTGGTACGGGTCACGTACCCTTCTGCATCAGGGGCATCCGGATCGGCCCCGCCATCCCCGTAGGGGTGAATGCGCCAAGGTTGGAGGAGTTTCTCTGCGGTCATCGGGAGCGAAGCCACGCTCCGTCCCACAACCACATCGGCCTCATTGTCTAAAAGAGTCCCCAATATCAGAAGAAGAGCAGCCTTGATTGCCGGAGGGAGGTTTTCAGAGGTGAACTCATCGCAGAGTTTCCGATTGGTGTAATCGTCCGCAATGCCGATGGCCATCTCAAGATAGTCCGCAACGAGCGAATCGAGCGAAGTATCATCTCCGAGCCGGAGGTGTGCGTGTGCTGTTTCAAGTGATATCAGGGACTGCGACATAAATAGAGAGAAAGTATAGAGGTAGAGAAGAGAGAGTTAGCGAGGATTAGGATCCAGCATGCACGAGTTTCACCACCGGATGCGTTCCGGCATCGATGAGGGTACCGTCAACGCGGGCGAAGCCGAACAGTCCGATGGACAGGTACTCGGCCAGCAGCTCGTTCAGGCGGATCACGCGGAAGCCCTTCACAAGACGGATCTTGTACTTGGACAGGTCACCGAAGAGCACCGAGGCGTTCCCGGCTCCGATGTCGGCCACATCATCGTTGATGACATAGCCCTTGCCGAAGATGGTACCCGGCTGGCCCACTCTGGCGTTCTCCTGCCAGATGTACTGTCCGTGGGTGTCCTTGATCTTCGCAAGAGCCCAGAGGGTCTTGTGGTTGAACATGAACTTGCCCTTCTTGGCATATCCGGAATCCACCCCGGCAATGAGGTCAACGATGTTGTCGAGGGTGATGCCACCAGCGGCTGCGCCATTCTCAATGGCAGTGGCAGCGGTGACGATACCCTTCGGCTGGCCAGTCCCGGTTCCGATGGTGAGGTGTTCGTTCACACCGCGTCCGAAGGAGTCGGACAGGAGCTGGCTGAGGAGGCTGTCGAGGTCGAAAGCACTGTCCTGCAGGAGTTCGAGGGACACCGGGATGATCGGGGTGCGGTAAGTGAATGCCTTGAGCGTCACGCTGCCGAAGGTCGGAGTGCGCTTGGTGCTCTTGTCATACTCCGCAACGATGGTCGCCTTGGCAGTGGTGTCGTTGACGGTCGGGAAAGTGAGGTCGCCACCACGAGAAGTGGTGATGATCTGCCCGGCTTCGAACATGCCACCGTAGGACTTGAGGGCGATTTCGATGCTGGAGGCAAGATCGGTCGGGATGAGCACACCTGCGGTGAGGCCAGCGATGCTGTCGCGCTTCTCGATGAGGGCACGGCTCTCCGGAGAGAGGGAGTTCAGGCCACCGATGAGGTATTCCCCAAAGGCCCTGCGGTATTCCGGAGACTCCTTGGTGGCAGCAGCACCAGCGGGTGCGCCACCGTTCTCGCGCTGATAGATATCCTCGGCCTGACGCCTCTGGATGTCGAGGAATCGCTCCTCGGCAGCGACTGCCTTATCAGCCTTGTCATAGTCAGCAAAGAGGGTGTCCCACCTCTGCTGCTCTTCTGCGGTCATCTCACGACCGTCAGTTTCCTTGCGGAGAGCGTCAATCTGGGCATACAGCCCGGCACGCTTCTCTTTGAGTTCTTTGAGTTTCTTAGACATAAGACTTATGTGTTTATGATTGGGATTTGAGTTTCAATACGGCTACGGCCCGGTCGCGGGAAGAGGTATCCACCTTGGCCGGAGCGAGAGCCTCGCGCTTTCGCTGCTCCAGATGCTCCCGGACACTGGCCTCGGTGTCCTTGTAGGCCGGGTAGGTCACCAGCGACACATCATAGAGCCGGGCAATGGCCTTGACGGTGCGCTCGTCATATTCGAGGCCGTTCTCCTTGTCGGCATACCGCCACTCGTCTGTCTCCACCACGAACTTGAAGGAGCACTTCGAAATATCTCCCCGGCCAACCAGCTCCAGCATGTCATTGCCAAGGGTAGTCTCCGGGGCCTCGAACTCGAAACGGAGTCCCACCTTGTCCACGGAGAGTTTCAGAGTACCGGAGGTGGTGCGGGCCAGAATGCCGGAGATGTCATGGTTGAAAACCATCACCACATCGCTCATGTCGGTCTTGTCGAAGGCACCACGAGCGATCTGCTCCTTGAACCAGCCGTAGATAGGCTCGCTCCATGTCTCGAACTTGGATGCATATCCGGTGATGGTGCGGGAGGGCTTCCCGTCATCGGCTTTCCGGATGGCAAGGTCGGATACGATGCTCCGCACCTCTATTTCTTGAGGGTTATTCTTCTTTTCCATCGTTGGGAGGGGTTACAGGTTGATTCTTGGGAGGAGCTACCAGCGCATTGTCCACCGTCTGCATGTTCATTTGCACGAAGTAGGTGTCTCCGCCATCGTAGGAGTTCATATCTTCGAGGGAACGGATCTCGTTGGCGGAGAGGGCTCCCACAATATTCATGTTCTTGTAGTATTCACTCCTGGTCTTGGCATCTCCCCGGAGGAGTCCATTCAGGCCGAAGAGGAAGTAATACTCCCCGAATTCATCCTCGCGGAGGAGTTTCCGGTTGAATTCCTCCTCCAGACGCACCAGATACGGAAGGAGGCAATACTGCACGAACTCCATCCCTTGGTGCTCGATGTTATTGTTGGTGGCCCGCTCCAGATCCGCAATCATGTGCGGAGGTACTCCGAAGATGGTGGCCACTTCAGTCTTCTGGAACTTCCGGGTTGCGATGAACTGTGCATCCTCCGGGGGGATGGAGATGCGCTCGTAGGTCATGCCACCTTCCAACAGCAGTGGCGTATGGGCGTTATGGAGGCCGACCGACTGCTCGATAAGGTCATGCTTGAGGCGCTTATAGGCTTCGGGCTTGAGGGTGCTGGGGTATTTGAACACCCCAGACATGTTACCGCCTTGGGTGAAGAACTTCTCGCCATAGTCTTGAGCAGACTGCGTCAGGGAGAGATTTTCCCGGTGGACTTGGATGGGAGACTTACCCTTGTAGCCGTTGGTGGACACCCCTTTGAGGTGGATGATATCGTAGCTGGGCAGCAGTTCGCCATTGCTCAGACGATACACCACCTCATCGTCCGGGGTGAGGATGGGCTCACACTCATAGGGCTGGAGTTTCTGGAGGCGCACCGGACGGAAATACCGATCCCGGTGGATCCGGGCATAGCCGTTGCCCCAGAGGGTGCAGCCCACCATCAGGTGTTGAAGAAGGGCAAAGCGGGTAAGGTATGAATTGGGCTTGGAAAGGATGCTGGCGCAAGGATGTCCCTTCGCCTGCTCCCTTCCGGAGTCGGTCTTGTGATAGAGGTGGATTGGCAGTGTTCCTACCGTCTCGGAGAGGATCCGGACGCAGGCCCAGACAGCGGAGATGGCCAGCGAGCCTTCCGGGGTGATGATGTTCTTTTTCACCGCATCGGCCACGGTGTCGGAGAGAAGCACCTCGTTCACAGCCTGCTCGAATTGCTCTGAACTGATGCGCTTCTCTCCTTTGCGGAAGATAGAAATTATGGCATTACTTAACTTTGACACCGTAGCTTAACACTCAACTAATAACCGGGAGCAAAGCTAATCGGTGCGGCTCGCTTTCAAGTGAGACATTGTCGCACTCTTAAAAAATTGCTAACTTTGTCAGACAGAAAAATCGAGATTTGAATGAAGCCATATCGTCTATTAATCCTTCTTTTACTTCCTTTTTCTATCCTATCTTGCCGGGAAGAATCTTTCACTGACAAGTATTCTTCTGATTCGGCGGTTGGTATTCTTGG